CCCCCATTGATGTAGAGTCCAGAATACTCGTTAAATACCACCTCAGTTCCTAAAACTGCGGCAGCTATTTTTGCTGTTTGTCTCGTGTTGCTTGTTTCGTCTGTGGAAATAATGGTAAAATCTATCGCTGATAAATTAGCTATTGAAGTTGACCACAATAATTGGTTAGGGGTCGTGGCTATTGTGGTAGCAAAATAGACCGTTGAATGGTAAAATTCATTAACTCCGACGCCCATTTGGAACGTATTTGCTACAATATTGTTAGCAATTGCTGTATTACCCAAATTAGCATTTAATGAAGTTAAATTACCACTGAAGTTACCAACATTTCCGTTTAGTGTAGATGATACATTTACATAATTAGCAGTTACAAGATTACCTAAATTAGCATTTAATGAAGTTAAATTACCAATGAAGTTACCAACATTTCCGTTTAGTGTAGATGATACATTTACATAATTAGCAGTTACAAGATTACCTAAATTAGCATTAGTAGTAGTAATATTACCAATAACAGTTACTAAGTTAGTTGTTTGGTCAAATGTAAAGTTAGCACTAGCACCAAAATTAGTGTTACCATCATTATATTGAATCTGAGTATTAGATCCTGCGGCTTGTTGTAAGTCCCAAGGACTTCCATTTGCATATAAAATGTTATCTGTACGTATATTACCAATAGTTGCAGTATTACCAACATAAAGATTTCCTGATATATTTCCAGAATTTGCAGTAACTGTATTAGATGATACATTAGACGTAATATTAGTAGCTGTTAAATTACCAGTAACCGTTAAATATCCAAATACATTAGCTCCGGTACTAGTAACGACAAGGGTAGTATTACCGTTAGCAGTGATATTAACATTACCATTAGCAATTGGAATACTTACATTACTATTAGCATTTGCTACACCTGAGGTGTTTAAATTTCCTAAATATCCACCGTCACCGATAAAGAAAGCACCGGAATTAGCAGTAATATTTCCACTAGCAGTTAAAAAAGTTGTTACATGTAATTTTCCAGTACCATTTGGAGAAAGGTATATATTACTATTTGTAGTTATAGTACTGATTGTAGTATCAGTAAAGTTTATATTACCAATATTGGTATTACCACTAATGTTACCACTAGGTTGATTAGTCACACCAATTAAACCTACATAACGATAACCTACAATGTAAACACTTTTGCCTGTAATAGGACTGGCAATCTGACTTGGTACATTAGCACCATTAAAGTTCAATACACCGGATTGATAGTCAAAGAACCAGGTATCATCTGTTCCGGAACCAGCTTGGAATAATTTAGTACCTGATGTTTGCGGGTTAGTTACTCCGGTATTAGCTACATATACTTGTATCAGATAGTTGTCACCGAACTGAGTTGGTACCCAATTAGTTGAATTTGTTTTCCATGTTTGATTATCAGGAGCGGTTAAGTCTTCCGTACATTCCACACTAGGACTAAAACTACCCACACCATCTTTATAAACTTGAATAATACTATTTGTAGATGACGGCGGAGTTGATGTGACCTGATCACTTTGCATCCAAACAAGATCACCACGATATAACAATGGGCTGGCAATACTCTCATTGAAGGCTTCTTTAGATGTTGCTTCTGCAGTTTTGGTTACCCCGTAACCAACCTTTTTCCAGAGATAGTCAATCTTTTGTGATTCGTTAAACGTTGCGGCCATTACGTTGCTACTCCTATCTGTAAATCAGTTATAGTTTGGCCAGCAGCCAACGCAATTCTAATTAAAATATTATTACCAAAACTATTAGCTTGATTCTGCGAACCAAGTGTCATAGTATATCTTACATTTGAAATCTGTGTGTTCAATGGTATAACATCTGATCCAGTTAAAGCGCATCCGTTAGTACCAGCTGGGTTTCCACCTGTAGCACTATTGCCCGGTACTCCCGCACCGTTATATTGTTCATATCCAGTTAACCATCCGTTAATTGTACTAGTTGGACCTGGGTAACCTGCTGTTGGTGAAGAAAATCCACCCGTATCAATTGATGTTCCCGGCGCCGCTACCCATAAACCTGATAGACCAGTTGAACCAGTAGTTAATATAATATCAAAGTTTGCCAAACTAGCTCTTACGAATGCAAAAGTAAAATACTGTAATCCTGATCTTCCGGTAGATAAATCAGGTCCAGTTGGTAAATATCCAGTAGACAAATCTACAGCATAATGTTTTAATACACCATATCTAACAACTGCTTCTGGTGTACCTGCAATAGTTTGAGCACCTGTCCAAACATTGCTAGTATAGTAATTTATACTACCACTAAATGCCGGCGTGTTGCCTGCTGTACTCAAAACAACACGAATCGCAGGTTGTGTATTACTTGCTACATTAGCAGTGATATTTGCTTCATTAAAGCCAGAGTTTGCTCCGGCATACATTTGTATTTTTGTAGGTAATTGAATCGTTGTACTAGTGCCAACAACATTGAATATATTTGCCGCTATAGTTGATACTCCATTAACCGCACCATTAACTAATATATTGAGATTACCCATTGAATAGTTAGTTGATATACCAATGTTAGCTTTAACATTTGATCCAGTCAACATAGAGTTTGCACTGTTGTCAATCTGTGCTAATGTTTTAGTTTGTGTAGCTATAACTGATCCAGAACCTTCATATGATGTACCGGATGCTACAGTGAATGGGGTCGCACTACGGAATGTTTGTCCAGTAAAGTTTTGTAATTCTAAATTAGCAACGGTAATAGCAGGAGACCCAGTAGCACTATAGTAAGGAATACCAGAAATATATCTGTATGTACCTGATGTAGCAGTAACCATTGCTGTATTTGTGGTAACTAAACTTGGTGCAGAATTTAAATTATCTTTTACCATTCCAATAGTATTAGTATTACCCGTAGTTGAATGACGTAATTGGAAATCATTATAACCATTACCCAAACTAGCTAGTGTATTGCTAATCGTAGCAGAGAATACTTTATAGAATCCTGTTGGGACAGATGCATTTGCTACATGCAAATCTCTATCTGCTGATACTATCAATGAGCTATATGTTCCAACAGCATTTCCCACATTACTGAATGAAGTATTACCACTAGCAGTATTATTTACATAAGCAGTTAATGTACCTGTTAGTGATGTGTTAGCATTTGTTACTTGGGTGCTAGTTGATACCGGTGTAGTTGTAGCAATACGTGTAACTGATGTTCCGTTAGCTAATATATTTCCTCCAGTATTATCGGCAGCTCCTGCTGCCAATAACGGGCTAGTACCTTGACTAGCTGTAGCGATAGTAACATTAGTGAAGCTACTTAGATTAGAAGGGGCTGTTGGGATAGCTAAAATAGTAATATAATTTGTTTTTGTATTTGTATTACTTTGAGAAGTTGTTCCTGGAGTGCCGTTCGCTTGTAACGCAACCGTCTTACCCCCTGCAGTTGGTGATCCATAATCGTTAAGATATGAGTGTGTAATATTAGCACGACTTGTTAAGCCTGTATTACTTGTAGTATCACCCCATGTCCAATTAAACACATTACCAGTAAATGATACATTAGGTGATGTATCATTACTGAAGTTAAATAAGCTCCTATCACGCCCTAAATAGTCAGTAAACAAGTAACCAACTTGAGCATTAGAACTATATCCGGTAGCATCAGTTTGAGTATTAGCTGTTCCTGTAAAGTTAGCTCTAACTTCTGGTTCAATTGTAATTGTAATATTACTAGATATGAATGGACTAGTACTATACCCTGTGTATAGTGAAAGATTTGTTACATAACTTATAGTAGTGGCAGCGTTTTGTTGTACTGAACTTAAAGCAAATGTGTGAGTAATATTGGCTGCACCTGGGTTACCAGCAAGTCCTGTTTGAATATTAATGTTACTATTAGCTGTACCATCTCCCCAACGGAAGTTATATAATTGTTGTGCGCCAAAACTAGCAGTATTACCTGGACTACCCGGAGTATCATTTCTAAAACTAATTACACCACCTGACGTAGTAAAATAGTTAATTGTTGAAGTAACATTAGATGAGAATGCAGGACTTTGCGGAGCATATACTTTAACATTAGTATTAGCTGTTGTAACACTATACGGAGGCGCATTACCTGCTGTTTGATTTGTACCAGTTAAATTAATTCCATATATGGCATCAACATTGGCAGCATTAATATATTGATGAGAGTCAGTTGTCCAAGAATTACCTGGATTAACAGCAGTATTACCATCACCATAATTAATTGTAAATGATGTAGCATACAAACTTGTATTAGTTAGTGTAACATTACTACCAGTATTTAAACTAGTTGGACTAGCTGTAAACGATGGTATTGGTAATGGGGTGAATAATGTTATGTAATTTGTATTAGTTGAAGTAGCAGTTGAGCCTTTTGCTCCATTGGCCGCATTTCCACCGTATGTACCATTTACATTATATGCGGTGAATGTAACTGTGAATTGTCCGCCCAATACATCACTATATGTTTTTGTAGGGTTACGAGAAGTACTAGTTGTACCGTCACCAAAATTCCAAAGATAATTTGTAGGATTGCCAATATAGTTTCCAGTAAACGCTACTGATAATGGACTAGGTCCTGATGTTACATTAGCACCAATGTATATATTACCTACAAAAGTATTTCCAGCAATGTTTAAGCTAACCTGATTCAAATCATCTAATCCGTCAGTAACGTATGTACCAGTAGTCCATCCGTTGTATGCTACATTATTCGTTAAGTTACCATCAGTGGGTGTTCCTAATATTATACTATTGCCTATAACACCTGATATATTACCACCGCTTATCCAAGATAAGTTACCTGATCCGTCTGTACCTAATAGATATCCTGCAGTTCCTCCACTAATATGTACATTAGTAACATTACCTAATGCTACATTTGCAGTATTTGAAAAGTTAACATTACCAACTGATGTTAAACCAGTTAGATTTCCCACACTTGTTAAATTACTAGTAGCAATATTTGAATTTAATGTTGTGCCTGATAAGTTAGCGGCATTAGCAGTAATTGTTACATTACTTGCGGCAGTTAATTGGCCTTGTTGATTGACGGTAAATGTAGCAACAGTATCGCTACCGCCGTATGTACCAGCAGTTACCGCTGTATTAGAGATACTAAATTCATTACCATTTAATGTTAAGCCAGTGCCTGCTGTATATGAACCTGCACCAGAGAACTGTACAAATACAATTGGTGTTGTGCCCATTGTAACTGGTGAATTGGTTGTACAGACCCATCCAGTATCTGAGTTAATAGTGCCAGATTCAATAAATGTAAATGCACCTGGAATTTCACCACTCGGTGAACCATTGTCAAAATCAGTTGAGCGAGTCAATATGTAGGGTAATGATACCGACCCCACTTGAGTAACTATATAAATGCCGTTATATGCATCAAAGTTACCTAATACTGGTTCATTTTTAATTAATACACGATTGCCAGCTACCGGAGTAACCCCATCAATACTAATTGCACCATTAGTATTGGCAGTGATTGTAGCACCAACACCATCAATTCCGTTGTTGTATGTGTAAGCACCAAGTTCGGTTGTTGTAGCTAACCAGCAAGACGCCTTTGGATCTAGTCCTTGTGCAACAGTATCAACATATTGTTTTGTTGCGGCATCTTGATTATTTGTAGGGTCTGCAAGACTTGTAATGTTCCTGCTGTTCATGTTTACATTGGCGCCAAAACTACCTGTACCGGTTGCAATAAAATTAGTTGTTCCTAAGTTACCAACGTTAGCATTACCTATAAAATTAGCTGTATTACCCGTTAAATCAAACGCAAAATTTGCATAGTTTGCTTTTACTAAGTTACCTAAATTAGCATTCGCAGAAGTTAAGTTACCGATGAAATTAGCTATGTTGCCATTAACTTCATATGCAACGTTTACATAGTTTGCTATTGCTAGATTACCTAGATTAGCATTTGCCGAAGTTAAGTTACCACTAAAATTAGCAGTATTACCTTGTAGGTGATAAGCGACATTTACATAGTGTGCTATTGCTAGATTACCTAGATTAGCATTCGCAGAAGTTAAGTTACCGATAAAGTTAGCTATGTTGCCATTAACTTCATATGCAACGTTTACATAGTTTGCTATTGCTAAATTACCTAGATTAGCATTACCTGAGGTAAGGTTAGCAGTAATATTTGCATTACCGTTAACTAATAAACCAGTAGATGCAATGACAACTACATTACTAACAGCGGCTACGCTTATATTAACATTTGAATTTGCATCTATTATAATGCTACTACTACCATTCAGAATAGAAGCTGTATTAGATGATCCGGTACCAATTACAGTAAATGTCCCACCTAGTGGGTTTGTTAGTGCAATGCCATTTGGTCCTGATGATATAGTAGAACCATTTAGGTCAATTGTGTTGCCAGATATGTATAAATCTTTCCAACGTTTTGTTGGGCTACCTAAACTATATGTTAGATTAGCACTTGGTACTAAATTTCCAGTAACAGTTAAATCAAATTCTGTTACGGTTAATGTTGTGTTACCGTTAGCAGTAAGAGTTATATTACCATTTGCTACTGGTATTTCTACATAACTATTACCATTAGCAAGCCTGCCCAAGAAATTATTAGCAGTTATGTTACCGGTTGCAGTAATATTACCACCAAGTATAATTACATTAGATGTGGCATTCCCTACAGTTAAATTTGTTAAATTACCTACGCTAGTAATATTTGATTGATTACTTTCAGTAACCTGACCGGCAAAGTTTGCATAATTTGCAGAAGAAATGTTGTTAGATTCTGGCGCCCATGTACCATCACCATGAAGAATAGTGTATACATTACCGTCTAAATTTATAGTAGCAATATTACCAATACCAGATACATTGGCAACATTTACTGAATAAGCAGTACCGGCAATATTTGCGTAATTGGCATTTGCTACATCTCCAATTACATTACTACCACGTATATTACTTAGATTATTACCTGATCCAATGAAGAAATTTGCTCTTACTGCATTACCTAAATTAGCATTACTAGAAGTAAGATTGCCACTAAAATTAGCAACATTTCCAGTAATGTCAAATGCTACATTTACATAGTTGGCTGTAACTAAATTACCTAAATTAGCATTTGCTGCCTGTAAGTTTCCACTAAAATTAGCAATATTACCAGTAATGTCAAATGCTACATTTACATAATTAGCAGTAACCAAGTTACCTAAATTAGCATTAGCGGCAATAATATCTCCACTGAAATTAGCAATATTACCAGTAATTTCAAATGCTACATTTACATAGTTGGCTGTAACCAAGTTACCTAAATTAGCATTATTAAATTGTACATTTCCTAATACCGTTAATAATTGTGTACTATTATTATAGGTAAAATTGGAACTAGCACCAAATAATCCAAGACTATTAAATTGAATTTGAGTGTTGGTACCACCGGGAAGGCCGTTTCCGCTATTACCAGCGGCTGCCCAAACTAAATTTCCCAAACCATTAGTCTGTAAGAAAAATCCATTAATTCCACCATCAATATGTAAATTAGAAATATTACCTAAATTTACATTAGAAGCTTGATTTGAATTAAACTTTTGTGTGATTGATAAATTACTAAATGCTGAATTTCCGGTTATGTTAAGATTCTTACTGACAACCCCGGTATTAGTAATAACCATTACATTAGGATTACCGCCAACTGACATAGTAATATTACTATTAATTAATGGTACATTTACATTACTAGTTCCATTAGCAACTGCGGCCGCAGTAGTGGCTGTTGCAATACCTGTTAATAAACTACCATTACCAACAAAATAATTGGCTATTACAGCATTACCTAAATTAGCATTTCCTGAACTAATATTTCCAACAACCCTTAAACTACTTAAGTTACCCAAACTAGTTATATTTGGTTGATTTGCTATAACAATATTACCGGCATATGCCGCATAATTTGCTTCGGTTGAGATTACACCAACTAGTTGGCTACCATTACCAATAAAGAAATTACCAGTTACATTTGCATTGGTTGTTAGATCTCCATTGGATGTTATGTTACCATTAGCATATATATTACCCAAACTACTATAATTGTATGAAGAAATATTACCTGTTATAGATAATACATTGTTTACTTTATCGTATGTAAAGCCAGCATCACCGCCAAAAGTACCAGCATCATTAAATTGAACTTGACTATTTGCACCACCTGGATTGCCGTTTCCACCATTACCACTTGCAGGTGCCCATGTTAAATTGCCGGTACCATCTGTTTGTAGGAAATACCCGTTCTCACCACCATTAATGAATACATTACCTATTGGGCCTAATGCTGAAAATCCGGATACTGTTAAAGAACTAAATGTGGCAGCACCGTTTTCATTAATTACGGATGTGGGAGGTATACCAACTGAGTACCCGCCAAACGAATTAAAAGCTTCTGCTGCCATGTAATATCCTGATAATTATATTATATTTATCTTTTTTTGCTTCTTATACCCAATGAAAAAAGCACCCTGGAGATCTTTTTTCTAAATACAACATGCTTACACGCCAACAACCAAGACCACTATGTAAAAACTGTAGGGTAACATTATCAAAAAGTAATGGTATAAGTAAGCATGGCTTTAAAAAATGGCACAAATATTGTGTTGACTGTAGTAAAGCCGCATATAACCCAAAGCATGGATATATATTACATAAGAAAAATAAATGTGAAAAATGTAGTTTTGTACCAGAAGATAAATGCCAACTTGACATTGTATATAAAGATGGTAATAAGAAGAACAAAGAGAAAATTAATTTGAAAACATTATGTGCTAACTGTAATAGATTGTATCAAAAAAAATTAAAAGAAAAACTTAAAAGTATATTAGATATCACTGTTGATACCGACTATACTTTATAAGTAGCTTGTCGGTATTGTTTTACTGTTAACCATAGGCTGCGGCCGCTGGACCGTATCTAGCCGTGCCTACGCCAGTTGTATCATTTGCGACTACACCTGTGTTTGATACTAGATTAGTTATTGAAACAACACCGGAGGTAGTGCTATTAGTAGTGCCATATCCAAATAAAGCTTTATCAAAGCCATATTTTGCGGCTGCTAATCGGGCCCGCTGGGTTCCTACCCCTGTTGTATCATTTGCGACTACACCTGTGTTTGACACAAGATTTGTTATAGATGACGGGCCTGTGCCATATCCAAATATAGCTTTATCAGTACCATATTGTGCGGCTGCTAATTCAAATCTATCAGTGCCAACACCAGTTGTATCAATAGCAACTACACCTGTGTTTGATACTAGATTGGTCATTGATAACGAAGTGGAGCTAGCTCCATATCCAAATATAGCTTGCCCTGTACTACCATAACCAGATGCTGCAAGTCCATTTCTAGCAGTCCCTACACCAGCTGTATCAGTAGCAACTACACCTGTATTACTTACTAGATTAGTGACTGATTGATCACCGGTTGATTGGTTGTACCCAAATCCAAATAAAGCTTTATCAAATCCATAACCTGAGGCTGCTACCCATCTTCTTGTAGTACCTACACCAGTAGTGTCTGTGGCAACTACACCGGTGTTTGATACTAAGTTGGTCATTGATCGATCAGGAGGCGAGAACCCATATCCAAATATAGCTTTATCACCACCGTAACTTGCGGCTGCTAAAACATATCTAGCCGTACCTACACCAGTGGTATCTGTAGCTACAACTCCTGTAATTGATACTAGGTTAGTTATTGCTGTAACACCTCCAACACTTTGAATTCCATAACCAAAAATAGCCTTACTAATAACAGGTTCAGGTAAAACAATACTAACTCCACCCGATATTGTCATTCCACTAAAGTCCATTATGTTATATCCTTTAACATATTTAGCAAAAAAAACATAGTCTACTAATTAGCTATTACTATATGTGTAAGACATTTTTGTTCAACAAAAAAGCACTACGAATAGTGCTTGATTGTAACTTCCCATCCCGTTGAGATATTGTATTTATGCTATCTTACGCTTTTTGCCACCAAGTTGCCAACCATTCCTTAAATAAAAAAGGGTACTTTCGTACCCTTTTGTGTTGATAATATCTGTAAAGATATTAAAGTGTAGTGAATTTCACTGAAACGTAAGGTTGGAAACTGCAATTTCCCCAACATAGTCTGCGGCATTGCCGAAACTTGAGGCAGTATTAGTAAGCTCAATGTATCCATAACGTGTCATAAATGATACGACTGGTTCGAATGTTGATGGATCCAATACAACACCACTGCTCATCAATGGAATGTATGGGCAATAGAATGCTGCCGCGTCAGTTTCGCTTGAACCTTTATAACCAACCAGTACTGGAATAGTATCTGCGGCATAACTGTCAACGAACACACGCATAGCGCCGTTCAATGTACCAACGAACTTAGTGTTAGTTGGAGCTTCGAATGTACCTTCTGTAGTACGAGCAAAAGCACTAGTAGTTGCAGACTGAAGAACAGTCAAGGCAGCACTAGAAACAACAGCCCAGTTACCAGCACCACGACGAGTGCGTTGTGCAATCAAGTTAGCAACACGATTGATTAGAACAGCTAAGGCAGCGTGTTCGTCACCAACGTAAGTAGCTGTACCTGATACAGTAGCTTGGTTGTATGTATACTCTGTACTTGCTAGAGTACGTAATGACAAGAGAATTTCTTGGTCAATCTCAGCAGTAATTTCTTGTGCTAGAGCGGCCATGATTTCTGCTTCTACGTCGATACCATGTTGAGACTGAGCATCTTGTGCTGCCTCAAATGTCCAACGTGCTTGTAATTTACGTGATTTAGCTTCAACAGCTTGACGTAAAATCTGAACACTGATTTGCTTACCACCGTTGCCTTCTAGGGCAGCAGTATCGTTAGCAGTATAAGAGCTAGATGATGAAGTAGCTTGTGGTGTACGTGAATATGCTTGAGCAATCAAGAATGGACTTAGTGCTTCTTGACCAGCTGTTACACTAGTTTGAGCGGCACTTGAATCTGTTAATGATTGAGCATAACGTACACGTAGTGTGTGAATTTGACCAACTGGTCCTGTCATTGGCTGAACGCCTACCAATTCGTTAGCGATAACGGTTGGCATGACACGACGGATAACTGGAAGAATCACACGATTTAGTGTAGCGATATTACCAGCTGTTGTTGTACCGGCTGAAGATTCAGCTAGTAACTGTCTTTTGGTGTTTTCTAAAATAACACCCATTGTTGAACGGCGAGTTCCTTTTAAGCCTTCTAACAGAGCTTCTTTGGTCTCGTCCCAACGGCTTTCTAAGAGTACTTTTGACATTTT